GTTCGAGCTACTGGACTGGCAGGTTGAGGTAGCGGCCAACTTCTACACGGTCCGGCCTACCGCCGAATTGGGTCAGCGCTCCGCCGCGTACATCTACCGGCGTGGTCAGGTGGTCATGCCGCAGAAGAGCGGTAAGGGCCCGTTCGCTGCGTCCATTGTGCTGGCGGAAGCTGCCGGACCTACGGTGTTCGCCGGGTTCGCTGAGGGTGGCGAGTATTACCGCTGTGTCGAGCACGGGTGTCCGTGTGGCTGGCGGTATGACTACGCCCCTGGTGAGCCCATGGCGCTTCCGCAGCCAACTCCGCTGATTCAGCTATTGGCTACTTCGGAAGACCAGGTTGCGAACGTCTACCGGCCGCTTAAGGCGATGATCCGGCATGGCTCCCTTGGCGCTGTGATGAATGTCCGCGAGGGGTTCGTCAAGGTCGGCGAAGAGGGCCGAATAGATGTGGTCACATCGTCCGCGCAATCGCGCCTCGGTAACCCCATCACGTTCGCCATTCAGGATGAGACCGGCACGTATTCAGCGACGAACAAGATGATTAAGGTCGCCGAAACCATGCGTCGTGGTCTCGCCGGTATGTCCGGCCGATCGCTGGAAACCACGAACGCATGGGCGCCGGATGAAGTCTCGACGGCTCAGCGCACGTACGAGGGTAAGGCGGAGGATGTCTACAAGTTCTTCCCGCAGGCTCCACCGACGCTGAGCTACCGCAACAAGGCGGAGCGTCGGAAGATCCATCGCGCTGTTTACGCCGGTTGTGAACACATTGACCTAGACGCCATTGAAGCCGAGGCGGCAGAGCTACTAGAGACCGACCCCGGGCAGGCTGAACGGTTCTTCGGTAACCGGGTGGTCGCCGGTCACGGCTCTTGGATCGAGGCATCCCACTGGCTCTCGCGCGCGAGTGACCGCGAGCTACCTAAGCCATCCACGTACAAGCTGATGAAAATCCCGATCGTTCTCGGGTTCGATGGTTCGGACTCTGACGACTGGACGGGCATTCGCGCTGAGACCCTGGAAGGTTTCCAGTTCACCCCTTCGTACGGCCCCAGTAACCGTCTAACGGTATGGGATCCGGCGGAGTGGGGAGGACAGGTTCCGCGTCTGGAAGTCGACGCAGCGGTTAGCGAGCTGTTCGCCAAGTATGACGTCAAGCTCATGTACTGCGATCCGCCGTATTGGGAAACAGAGGTTGACCAGTGGGCGGAGCGGTACGGCGAGCGTCGCATTATTCGCTGGCACACGCGCCGACCGGTTCAGATGCACGCTGCGGCGGAGCGTCTTAAGACGGACGTCATCAAGAAGGATTCCAACTTTACGCATGACGGCTGTAAGCAGACTGAGCGCCACATGTTCAACGCGCGTATGGCTGCCCGGCCGTCGGATCGCTATGTGCTCACTAAGCCTGAGCACCGCCGAAAGATTGACCTAGCGGTTGTCAGCGTCCTCGCGCATGAAGCGCGTTCGGATGCGGTCGCCGCTGGACTCCTGAAAAAGAAACCGCTGTATATGGCTGCCTAAGGCGTGGCCGCATTGGAGGATATGTGGCCACCCTTGAGCAGGCACGCGCACTAGTCTGCGCGCTGGAAGCTGAGCTAATGAACCGGCGCCCGACCATTCAGCGGAATAAGGACTATTACCGGGGCTCGCAAAAGCTCACGTTTGCGTCTGAGCAGTTCCGCAAGTTCCACGGTGACCGATACCGAGACTTCTCTGACAACTGGGTACAGGTCACGTCGGATTCCCCGGTAGAGCGCCTGACAGTGAATGGCATTCAGCCGGTGGGATCCACTGAAGCAGATGACGAGTCATGGCGTGTCTGGCAGCACAACGGGCTGGACGCCGATTCGCAGCTTGGCTTCCTGGGCGCCGTGAATTCGGGGCGGTCCTTTGTCCTGGTGTGGGGTAACCCGGAGGACGAGGGGACGCCGGAAGTCACCTTCGAGGATTCCGCGCAGTGCATCATTGCGTATGAGCCTGGTTCGCGTAGGCGTAAGCGCGCGGCACTGAAGCTGTGGGAGGACGGGAACGCCACGCACGCGACCCTGTATCTCCCCGGCGAGGTCTGGAAGTTCACGCAGGCGACCATTAGCGCGCCGACCGGCAAGACGCCGCAGATGAAGAACGTTGACGAAGAGTTCAAGGTTTGGGACCTGCGCGACATGGGTGATGAGCCCAACCCGCAGCCGAACCCCATGGGCGTTGTCCCGATGGTGGAGCTGCCCAACCGGCCCATGCTCGCCGAGGATCCCATATCGGATGTGTCCGGCGTGGTCGCCATGCAGGATGCGGTAAACCTCTTGTGGGCGCAGCTATTCACTGCCGCTGACTATGCGTCGTTCCCGCAGCGAATCGTCCTGGGCGCTGAGGTTCCGGAAGTCCCGATACTCGACGAGACCGGCCAGATTGTTGGTTCGCGCCCGGTCGACCTTGAGCGCTTTGCCGTTGACCGAGTGATGTTCTTCACCGGCGACGACGTCAAGGTTACCGAGTGGACAGCGGCAAACCTTGAGGCATACAGCAACATCATTGAGGTTGCGGTGGGGCATATTGCCGCACAGACGCGCACGCCTCAGCACTACCTATCCGGCAAGATGACGAACATTAGCGGCGATGCGCTACTCGCTGCGGAAACCGGCCTGGTTAAGCGGGTCGAGGAAAAGCAGATTTGGTTTGGGCAGGCACTACGCGAGATGTTCCGACTGGTTGCGCTTGCGCAGGGCAACACTGCTAAGGCGGACGCTATCGCTGGTGGTCGCGTTCTCTGGGCCGACGCCGAATCGCGCAGTCACTCGCAGCTAGCCGACGCGCTACTCAAGCTCAAGCAGATCGGATTCCCCTTCGAGTGGATCGCGCTCAAGTACGGGCTAACCCCGACTGAAATCGTCGACATGCTCAAGATGAAGGAGCGGGAGGCGCAGCTAGATCCCATTGCGGCCGCTACTGCGCTGATGACTCACGCCCCGCAGGCACCTACTGAAAAGAGTATGTGATGTCAGCCACCCCGCTAGCTGTTGCTCACCAGGTTGCCCGTGGTGCGCTGGCTAGCCGGGTGGCTCGCCTGACTGCACGGTTTTGGTCCCGGGTCGATGAGAACAACATTGTTGACTCGTGGGCCCGGATGGTTCCGGCGGTTGCTGAGCTGATCGCCGATGGGCAGTACGAGGCAGCGCGGGCGGCGGATCCGTTTCTAGCCCAGGTGCTCGGCGATATCGACAGCGAGGGGAGCATCATCCCTGAGGCGCTGGCCGGTATCGCCGCTGACGGTCGCCCGCTACCGAACCTGTTGATGTACCCGGCGTGGACCGCGATGAATGCGCTGACTCGCGGTATGTCGCTGGTCTACGCGCTGGCGTCGGGGCAGGCGTTCTTGGATCTCTTGGTCCGCACTCAGATTGCCGACATCGGCCGTCAGGCGGACCTTACGGGGATGATCGCACGTCCCGCTGTCACGTCCTACATTCGCGTTGTCGAGGCTCCCGCATGCTCGCGGTGCATCCTGCTGGCTGGTGTCGAGTACGGCATCAGTGAAGCCTTTCAGCGACACCCGCGCTGTGACTGCACGATGGAGCCTGTCACCAAGTTTCACCGGCCTAAGCCTGCCTCACCAGAAGCCATGTTCGCTGAGATGAGCACAGCGGAAAAGATCTCGACGTTCGGCGAAGCTGGGGCGGAGGCTATCGCCAACGGTGCCGACATGGGCCAGGTGGTCAACGCTCGACGCGGCATGGGCACGGCCACGGCCTACGGGCATACGGTCCAGTCCACGACTGAGGGCATTACCCGGCGCGGCTTTGCCGGTAAGCGCCTGCGGGATTTCGAAAAGGTTCCAGGGAAGCGTTACGCGATTTCCCGCACGCCTCGGCTTATGCCTGAGGAAATCATGAAACTAGCCGAGAACGACCGCGAGCTACAGCTCCGGTTGCTGAAAAAGCACGGCTACATCGTCTGAGGCGCAACGCCCGGACTTCCAACCCCCGCAACGGAGGCGCTTTAGCATGCCCGAAAACAACGACGTGACCACGGACGACAGCCACGCTGACGAGACGATCACGGTTGACGAGACCACGAACACCGACACCGCAGACACCGACGCCACTCCGGAGGGCGCCGAATCCCTGGGGGATGCCGGTAAGCGTGCTCTTGATTCGATGAAGGCTAAGTGGAAGGCGGAGCGTGACACGCGGCGAGAGCTTGAGCGAAAGCTAGCCGAGTCTGCGGCCCCTGCGTCCACTGAAACCCCCGACCTTGAGGCTGTTAAGTCTCAGGCTGCACGCGAGGCAACGGTTAAGGCCAATGCCCGCATTCTGCGTTCGGAGATCAAGGCGGCTGCCACTGGCAAGTTCGCTGACGTTTCCGACGCTCTTCTAAACCTGGATCTCACTGCCTTTGAGGTTGACGAAAACGGCGACGTTGACGCTGACGAGATCGCTGATGCGATCCAGGAAGTTCTAACCCGAAAGCCCCACCTAGCGGCCGCAACGGCTAAGAGGTTTCAGGGCACCGGTGATGGTGGCGCGGCGCGCAAGGCATCTGGCCCCACTCAGCTAACCCATGAGGATCTCAACAAGATGAGCCCCGAAGCGATTGTCAAGGCAAAGCGCGAGGGCCGTCTAAAGAACCTCCTTTCTGGCAAGTAGCCAATCCTTTCGCGCTGGCCAACCGTGACCGGCGTGCTCAACATTAGAAACGGAGTGCCCACGTGGCCGTTACTTCTTTCATTCCTGCTATCTGGAATGCGTCCCTACTAACCGATTTCCGTCAGCAGGCTGTT